TGTAACCTTGCTCACATCCCAACCCTCAATGTTCAAACTCTGCAACGAGGAACAACCAGAAAACATTCCGTACATGTCTGTAACCTTGCTCACATCCCAACCCTCAATGCTCAAACTCTGCAACGAGGAACAAGAAGCAAACATTCGTTTCAGTGTGACGTTCTTACTGATGCCAAGATTATTGAGGGCTAATGACGATATTTTGTCACAGCCTTGAAAAAGTCCTTGAGCTGCTCCTTCTTTATAATAGGATAGTCTTATCGCTGATGTCAAATGAGACAAGTCTGCCCATAACAATGGGATGAACGAACCATAACGCTTACCTCCAAATTGAAGTTGTTGTTTGGGGTATAGACGGGTTCTTGTCTTGCCTTTTATGATTACTGCTTTGTAATCTACAAACACCGTCGTATCTGCCAAAAACAAGACATCTACCCAGTTGCCGTGCAGCTCGTCTATCTTCTTTCGCGTCTCGTCCTCCTTCTGCGACAGGTTGCCAAGCTGTGTAGATACGCTCGCCAGCACGCCGTCTCTTGTCACCTTCATCGTCAAGTCTGCCACGCCCACCTTGTAGCTGACTACCACCTTTATAGCGGAGTTGCCCTTGAAGTGACTCATGTATCGGCAGTAGCCGTCCTTCGGAAGCTCAGCATCTGCGTTAAGACTAACGAGCGGCGAGTATGTGCCCACCTTTGTTTCGTACACCATAGGCAGAGCGTCTACCGCAACGCCCGTCTCGTCAGTAATGACGCAGCTCTTGTCCTCGGCGTAGGTGTATGTGTATGTGTGTGTCGCGCCAAGATACGTAGCCGTAGCTGTTGCCGTTGTGCCGTCGGGGTTGTATGTGTATGTGTAATCAATGCCGCGTGTCTCCACGCTCTGTATGTACTCTGCGAAGATGCACACGCTTTCATCTATCACGTTCGGCTTGAACAGATATACGTTGCCCTTCTCCGCCGTGAACTCCGCAATCGCCCAGCCGCTCTTGCTTACCTTCGCTCCGCTTGCCGATATAGCCTTGTTCGTCTCCTTCGCTGTCAGCACGATGTCTGGTCTGTCCGTGTATGCACCCATTGTTTCCGATAGGTGTTTCACCTCGCTCACCACGTCGCCCACCTCGGCATAGCTTGCCAGTTGCAGTGATGTGCTCTCTCCCTTGCGGTTTGTGACGGTCAGAACATCGTTAGCGAGGGTAGCATCCACATTCTCTGCTGCCACTGCCGCCGCGTTTGCTTTCTCTGCCGAAGCGTCGGCTTTGGAGGTAGCAAGAGTGGCTTCGCTTGCGGCATCAGAGGCTTTCTTTGTTGCTGCCTCGCAGTTCGCCTTAGTGGTTGCGAGGGTGGCTTCACGCTGTTCTTCAGCTGAAACACGGGATTCCTCCGCAGCGATTCGGGCTTCTTCCGCTTCCTTACGCTGAGTTTCAGCAGCCTTTCTTTCCGCCTCGTTAGCCTTGCGTTCCAGCTCGTCGGCTTCACGTTCACTCTCTGCTGTCTGACGTGCCGTTTCCTCATTGACTCGCTCCAACTCTGCCACCTTTCGAGCGTCCTCGTTGCTCGTGCGCTCTGTTTCCGCTGACACGCGCTGCTGTTCCGCAAGCTCTCTGTTGCTTTCAGAGGTCTTGCGTTCGTTTTCATTATTCACACGCTCCGTTTCTGCGTTCTGCCGTGCAGTTTCCGCAACTTCTCTTGCTGTTTCGTTGTTGGCACGCTCAGTTTCAGCCTCCAGTCGTGTGTTCTCGTTCTGCTTGCGTGCAGCCTCGGCTTCGGCACGCTGATTCTCGGCTTCCGCACGCTGTGCTTCCGCTGCGTTCGCTTTCTCGGTAGCGGTGTTTGCCGCACTTGCTGCGCTGTTCGCCTTGTTGACAGCGGCATCAATGTTTGCTGAAAGCTCCGTAAAGGTTGTTGCTCTCTGCTTCTCCGCTGCTACACGTACCGTTTCGTTCGCTGTGCGTGTCTTTTCAGCTTCGATACGCTCGGTCTCGGCTTCGGCGCGCTGCACCTCGGCTGTCTTTCGTGCATCCTCGTTGCTCACACGCTCGGTCTCCGCTGCCTGACGTGCCTTCTCGTTCTCGCTGCGCTTCCTTTCTTCCGATATGCGAGCGGCTTCCGTTGCCACACGCTGCTTCTCCGCAGAAACACGCTCACTCTCGTTAGCCTTGAGTGTTGCGTCCGTCTGCTTAGCCGTTTCAATAGCTGTGTTCGCGTCGTTGATTAGCTGCGTCAGTTCAGCCGTCGGAGGCAGGATAACAAGCGCCGTGTTCATCTCCACGCTGTCCTCGCCCTCGATAAGCTCGCCGTTGAACGCCGTGTCGCCCGAAGCGTTGTTGTCTACGATGCTGAACTGCTCGTACTCCTTGCTGCGCCAGTCGTTGCCGAAAATCTTACCTCGGATTTCGAGAGCATACGTGCCAACCGATACGGTGTCGCCCTCGACACGCGCATTGAGGATATTATCCTCTGCCGCGTCGATAGCGTAGCTCAGAGCCACACGCCGATACTGGTTCACGATGTTCACAACGATGTCCGTGCAGGCAGGTAGCGGAAAAGCCACCTGCTCGCCGTTGACTATCTTCTTTACTGGTATGCGCAAAGTAAAGTCGTTACCTCTAACTATTTTCTTCATATCTTATTCTTTTGGTTGTTCTTCTTCTGTTGTTGTCGGATCGTCGGCTGTAGGTTCTCCTCCTTCGTCCGCAACCGCTCCTCCTCCTTCGTCGCTGTGCGCTATTGGAGCTGTAAATGGTACGTTGTAGCCGTTCCACACAATCGCATACGTATTAGCGTTTGAGACATACACCAATTCGCAGGTGAGAACTGCCATCCATCCGCTTTCAAGCCAGTAGGGGCGAGCTGTGTTGCTACCTCCAACGAGCGACGTATAGCCAACGATATTGATTGTTGTCGCCGGACTTGTGTTGTTTCTTATAACGAACACCTGCCCGAGGTACGTCGCCGCTTCTTCGCTTGTCACACCAAGGCTGGCATTGCTTGCGTTTGGATTGTGAATGGCAGAATTATTGTCGGGTAGTTACCTCCTGTCTTTTTGCCGATGTCGCCCGAAAGCTCAACAAAGCTACCTGCCTTTACAAAGTTTAGTCGGATATATCCATTGATCGAGTTTTCTTCTGTGTAGCCTTCCAACTTGTCGGGGGTAATAATAGTCTTCTTCTTACGTATCAGTCCCGAGAATAAACCTGCACCCACCTCCAGCAAACCGTCCTCGTTCACGCTCGCAGTCACTTCTCCGCTGTTGTTCTTGGCCATGAACTTGTTAGCCGTCGCCGTGATGGTGTCGTCCTCAAGGTCGATACCTGCTCTTTTTAGTCCCGACTCCAGCTTGCCAGCTTCCGTCTTGTCATAAGGCGAAAGGCTCCAGCCGCCGTATTCCGTGCCCTCCATTATCATCGGTCGGCACACGTCGATAGCACCATTTCTGCGCACGGCAAGTTCAAGCAACAGCTTCGTGCAGCCGTCGGGCACGGTAAACGTCGCAGTAAAGAGCTTCCAGCCACCTATACTCAGATAGATATTGCCCGACTTGACAACAGCACCTTCCGTACCGCCGTCAAAGCGCTTGATAGAGTAGTAAGCACCATTATCAAACAGGGTGACAATCTTCGCCCATACACTGAATACATACGTCTTGCCAGCCGACACACGCACATCCTTGAAGTAGAGACCTGTGTATGTGTCCGCTGTAGCGCCCGACGCACTGAACGTTGCGTAGTTTGAGCCGCCGACGCCGCCACCGCTTGTTATCTCTACCTTTTGTGAGTGAGCCGCCGCTATCTTTGTGATTTCATCCCACGGACGCAGCGCAGAGCCGACGATGCAGTTCTTTAGGTTCGTGGTCGTTTCAACCTGTAGAGAGATTTTGTCCGTTGTCTGCTCTATCTTCGATACCTTATTCTCAGTATTCGTCTGCTTCTGTGCAAGCGAAGTGATACTCTCTGCGTTCTGCGTTAGAGTAGTGTTTATCTTGCCTATCTGTCCGTCCGTCTCCTGCTTGTTTGCATCTACCGTAGAAGTCAGTCCGTCAACGTTCGCTACGATCTCCGCAAGCGTAGTTTCCTTTGTTGTGTCGCCGTCCTTCACCTTGAGTTTGAACATCGACGCAAGCGCATAAATCTCGTCGCGTGACACCACGAATATCTCCTTGCCGTCGAGCGTATAGTCGTTCACGCCCTTGTACTGCTTGATTGACGGAGAATCAGAGCCGTAAGCCGAGAGGTAGAGCACCGACTGGCGTGCCACATCGGTTGTATTACCCATCTGCACAAGTTCGTCACCTGCTGCGGGCTGGTCGGTTCCTTCGCCCGAACTATTGACGACGTCGATGTAGTCTGATCCAACAGCGTGAACCCTGCGCCAGTAGTATCTGTTTCTTGCGCTCTCGCTTGTGCCGGTCTTGATATTGAATGTCTGACAGCGCACGAGGTCGTTTTCCACGAATTGATTCACAATCTCCCGGTCTCCGACCTTCTGCAGAAAGTAGCATCGCGTCATTTCGTAGGGAGCTCCGCTCTCATAGCCTGGACACGCCGAACCTTTCGGAATACTCTCGACATTGCTCACTTTCATGGATGCAGGCGACAGGACTATCTCGCCGCCGACACTTTGCAGCTCGCGTATCACGAGCTGCACGAACTCTGCCGTCTTACGCACAAGTAGGCGGTCTACTTCCAAATATGAGTCCGTTGTTGTGCCGTAAGTGTCGCTGAGCATGAAACCCTTGCCGCCGACACCGGGTTTGAACGCCGCCGACACCATCTTCTTGAGAGTGGCTACGCCTTCGTCCGTGATGCCATGAATTCCGTCCGAAAGAGTGAGACCTCCGAGGAGCGTCAGGAGCTTCTTAAAAGTGCTTGCGGCTTCAGAAGACAGTCCTTCTGCGAAGGTGATGCGCTTCTCGGCTGTATCCTCTTCGTCGGAGCGCAGAAAATGCTGGAGCACTTCTGCCTCTATATTAACGTTCTCCGCAATACCTGCCTTATCGGCATACTCAGCTTTATCAGCGACAGCGGCACGTCCCGCCTTATCGGCATAGCCAGCTCTTCCCGAAGCCTGTGTGTTGGCATATACAACACCGCCTCCAGAACTTGTTGTAGTTCCGGTCGCTGTCTTTGGCTTGGTGTACATCTTTACTTTTATCATAGCTTACCTTTTTTAGATTTCGCGCAGCTTCAATACTGCCGTGCCTTCCGCGAGGTTCCGGCTTATGCCAGTTACCCAGAAGTCCTTGCCCATAGCCTCGTGTCGGTATCTGTTGAACAGTCCGACGTTGCCGTTCTCGTCTTCGAGGTTCTGCGTCATCGCTACACGAGGCACATGACAATCGTCGTAATGATTCGAAACGTAGTGCTGCTCGGGCTTTGTCGTGTTGCCGGTGTTGCGGTCGTATATGTCGAGAAGCTGGCTTTCTGTTTTTAAGTTGAACGGTGTCGAGATATTCAGTCCGGTTTTCACCCCGAGGGCATATCCTTCGTCGCCAGTCAGTCCGGACGTTATCTTAAATTCGAGACCGTCCTTCACGTTGCAGAAGTCTTCGTCGGTGTCGCTTGCGTATATGATGTCGTTGTCTTCGAGCGACTCGTAACTATCGTTGTCGCAATACAGTTTCATCTCGAAATTCTTGATGCAGATATTCTCCACGTAGCTCAGAACAATCTCTTTGTCACGTGGCTTGTATGTGCCGTCATCTTCCCATGGCGGCATTGATACGACGAAGCCAGACGCTCCGATTTCTGTGCCTCCGAAGCCGCTCGCTCTTAAAGACCATGCCGGACAAAGGATAGTGAATTTAACCTTGCCCTGCAGGCCGTCTGCCTTGCATATCGGAATAGCCATGCCTTCGGCGTCGAGATTCATGCCTACGCTTATGTTGTTCTGTATGCTGAACTCCGTGCCTACTATGTAGTCATCGATCTTCGGGTCGAAGCCGATGGTGAACGACTGCGAGTAGTATTCCTTGTCGCTTTCGCACTCTTCCCTGGTCTTGTACGGTCTCCAGGCATAGTCGTTCGGCGTGCCGTTGCCTGTGCCGGGAGTGTCGCCGTTAAAGAATGTCTGGCCAAGACTCTTTTCGACGAGACATTTGTCTCCTACTACAAGCATGCAGCACAAAACTTGAAACTTCGACACGACGTCGATCTTATTCAGCCACAAGTTTCCCTTCATCTGGCACTCCTTAAGCGTCTTTCCAGAGAACGGAATGAAGCCGTTGCCGATGGTCTTGTTGAGCATGGGGCGCAAGAACGGAGTCTCTGCCTTGTAGAACTGATGAGAGTAATATTCCTTGCCGTCCGGGCCGGCTACAGTGTGCAGGTCGCTATCGCTGTATAACACGGACTCCTTATACGACGGGCACGAAAGCTCGCGTGTCGGTGTCAATGCTATACTCCCGGATATTACGAGATAGTTCGTTGTGCTGTCGTCGGCTGGCGAGTAAACGCCCGGAGCGGCGTTGCTCTCGTATACGGCGCAGGGTATTCTCTCCATGAGTCCTTTACTCGTGATGCCCTGACTCGACTGCGCCTGTCCTACGCCGAGCACAAGCCACGTTTCCATATCCAACTTGCCGGATATGGAATTGTCCTTTGCGTCCATCTTTTTCTCTACGGATCCGACCTTCAGAAGGGCCGTTCCTCTGCCCTTGCCGATGGTGTCTGGTAGTACGTTCTGCCATTCGTTGTTGCCGGAGTAGGGGAAATACGATGTGCCGCCGGTAGTGCCGAGCACCGACTGCGGATAGAACGTCCACTTTCTGTTAGTCATTACCCTTATATACCAGTCTGTGACGTAAGCCTTGCCCCATTCCGATGGCTTTTCTTTCCATGCCATACAGAAGGCTTCTCGTGCCGTCTTTCCTTCTGCTGGAGAAGTGATCATTCTCATGTACTTCTGTTTCCCGGAGAAGGGCGAAGTCAGATCGTCTTCTTCAAGCGGACTGCTGATAAGGCTTTTCATGCTCGTTACATTGTCCTTTAGTACGAGCTTGTTGTAAGCCTCATCAATGTTTATCTGCGTTTCCGTGTCGGCCACGATGTCAGTACGTAGGGTTATCGCCTTGCGTTCGGACGCCTTAGTGTTCTCACTCAGCAGGTCTTTCCATTGTACGCTTGCATTTTTGCTGCTCAATGTTTCCCATGCGTATATGTAGAAGGCCTCACCGTCCTGGACAATATGGAGGTCGAGATAGCGCATTATCTCTTCGAGCACTGCGTCCTGCATCCATACGTCGTCTTCCTCGTCGCCGAGGAAGAGAAGTTCCGAGATTGAAATTTGCGAGAATACTGATGTTGGGCCGGCCTCGTCGCTGCTGAGAGCCTTGCTGTTGTCGTAGTAGAGGCGTATGGGATGCTGTGCAGCGTTGCTGATGATAAGCGACTCCGTTGCGGTTGTAAGGATAGAAGAACAAATCTGCAGGAATGTTTTCTGCTCAGCGTTGTCCTTGATGGTTGCATATTCAACGCCCGAAGTGCCAACGTTGAGGTAGCGTGAGTATTGCAGACTTGAGAGCACGTCGATGCAGTTCAGTTCTACCTCGTCGTACTCTTAATTGTAACCTTGCGAAAAAACAAGCGGCTCAATGAAGCCGGCAAAGACGATCTGCCCGTCACGCAGCACGTTCACTACAGTATTACGGCATGACTTGTTGTAAAAATCACTGATGAAGCTCCGGCAAAGGAGACGTACCGTGCAACTGTGACGCAGGAGATGGTCGAAAGTGTCGTTCATCTCGTCAGTTATCTCCACCGCGTCTTCCTGGAAGTATACGCCTCCGGCTTCCGTACCGATGATCTTCTCTTCGGTACGGTCGCCGTGCGACAATATCTCTACGGTGATAATGTTGCCCTTCTGATTAACGAATTGTCCGTGTATGTACATAGTCGTGATTATGAAAGATTTGAGCGTCGGCCCGACTTGGCGGCTATCCTGCGCACATTACTTATTGTCTGCTCCAGTTCCGTGCCTCTCGTCTTGCCCTTGATGCCTATTTCGAGGCGTATTCCATCAATGCTCTGCCTGCTTGTCTGTGCTGTTTGCATGTCCGGCAGAGTTCTCTGTGTGAATATCGGCGGTGTATACCTCGGCGTATTTATCATCTGGAAGAGACGAGCCTGCTGCCATTTGGTAAGGATCATCTCTCCACTGTTGACGCGGGCGAACTTGCGGTCTCCGAAGGTCGAACCTCCACCGACTACGCCACCCGAGGCGAAGCCGTTGAGGTTTTTCATTGCAGAAATCATTGCGGCAAGCTGGGCTATGCCGGTAGCAGCAAAGCCTATCCAAGCCCAAGGGCCGAGCGTTGCAGCCTGTGCAGTCGCCGTAGCGAACCCCTCAGTCATTACCGCAACAGATTGCGCCAACACTCCTGCAACATTCAGCTCAGGCACGCCTATCGCATTACCGAGAGAAGAAAGACTGCTGCCCATTGCGCTGGCTGCTGAGCACGCTCCTTCCATTTTCTTTTTCGCATCGTCGATGTCACTTGTCTTGATGTCTATCTTCAGTGGCTTCAGTCCGAGCTGCGTCAGCTCTGCGTCCAGATCTTCGAGTTGTTTCATAGCCTCATCTTTGCCGATGATGCCTATTTCGAAGTCCGACTGGATGCGGCTTGCTTTCTGCTGCGCATTGCTGTAGCTCTGACGCTTGTCGGCGACGGAGCCTTGTTCGATGTATTCTGGTTCTACTTCGGCGGCGATAGAAACATTGCCCTTTGTTGCTCTGTCTATCTCCGCCTGTATTTCTGCGATTTTTGCTGAGGCTTTGACTTTCGCCTCGATGGTTGCAGCCTCATCGAGACTGCGCCGTGCATTCTGCAGTTGCTCTTGCAACTCTTCGATAGGTGTCTTGAAGTGCACTTCGATAGGTTTCAACCCGAGCGCAGAGAGCTGGTCGTTGATGTCGGCAATAGCTTTCTGCGCTGAGGCTTTGTCTATCAGTCCAGAGTCGTAGTCCTGGCGAATGTTGCCGATGCGCTGCTGTGCGTTGCTGTAGCTCTTGCGTTTATCGGCGGCGGATCCTGCCACGATATAGGTTGGCTCGGTAGCAGCTTCGATTGAAACCTTGCCCTTTGTCGCCTCGTCTATCTCCGCCTGTATCTTCTTCACCTTTGCGTCGGCCTCCACTCTGGCTTCGATGGTCAGGGCGTTGTCCTTGGCCTTCTGAGCAGCAGACAGCTGCGCCTGCAGCTTTTCGATGTACGTTTTCGGTTCAACGACGGAGGGCGTATTGGTGGTGTTGTTGGCAATATTGACAGCCGGGACATTGACAGTCTTTGCTGGATCTTCTTTCTTTAATGTCCGCAAAGCATCTTTCGCCTCGTCGATTTCAGTGTTTACATCGTTGAGATCTCTTTTTAGTTTTTCAATATTGCCGTCGCCTCCATGTTTCAAGTCCGTGCCTACGGCCGCTATTCCTACGCGCTTTTTCTCTTCTTGGGCCGCATATGGACCGCTATCCCTGAAAGTTGGATCTTTCCGAAATTCAGCCGTAGCATCATTTATGGCTTTATCGACGGCTTCGGAGCGTTTTTTTAGATCGAGCTGCCGTTTATACAGTCCTACGAGTTTCGCGGCGTAAGCAGCAGCCTTCGCTCTGCGCTCAAATGACGCAACGATATTCTGAGTATTTCCACTAAAGATATTTTCTGCGTCAGATAGACCGCTAATCTTCAACCCGAGTTCTCCGAATGCGTCCTTGTTGTCTTTTATCCATTGTACTTTCTGCTGCTCGGTAGACAAAGACTTCCATCCTTCCTTGAGTTTGTCGTATTTCGACATAAGCTCCGAATAGGTAGACTTCAGAGTGCTGTCATAGGCATTCTTCACCTCGTCGGCTGCGCTGTTCATGCTTTTCATAGCCTCTGCCTGCTCTTCTGCTTTTTTGCTGGCAGATGAGGATGCAGACGAAAATGACGATATTATTTCTGTAAGTGCCACAATGGCGATGCCGATACCTGATGCTACCATTAAGCCTTTAATTGCCACTCTGAGAGTTGTTGCACCTACAGCGGCTCCATTAAATGACGCAGAAACAAGCCGCGTCGTTGCGACTACGCTCAGAGAAACAGATCTCCACACTACCGATGCGGCCGATGCGGCTTTTTGAGCAATAGTGAATGTGTCAACAGCTTTCTTTAATGCCAATATCGCGACGACGCTATTTCCTACCTGCGCAGAAAAGTTCAAAACAGGAAGGGCCGGAGCCAATGCCTTTGATATAATATCAGTGATGCCGGTTATGCTATTCTTTAATATTTGCAGTTTAGCACTTGTGCTGCTGCTCATAGTCGAGAAGGTCTTGTCAACGGTGCCGGCGCTATCCTTCATCGAGGAGATATTTTCATTGAATTTATCTGCGAGCTGTCCTGTCAGAGGGCCGATAGCACGAAGGCTTTCTGCTGAACCGAATAGCTTTCCGTATATCTCCTGCTCCAGCATTCCGCTCTTTTGCGCATACTGCTTTACGTTCTTGTCGAGATCGGCCAGGAAGTTCTGCAGACCGCCAGCTGCTTTGATGGATGCAGCATTGAACGATATGCCCATTTGCTCCGCCATCTTGCCTGCTTCGCTCGAAGGTTTTACAAGTGCGGTGAATACAGCTGCGAGTTGCGTTGACACCTCGGCGGTATTGCCGCTCACTCCGGTAAGCGTAGAGAATGTCGCCATGAGCTCATCTATACTGACACCCAGCGTTGCAGCATTGCCAGTTACTCTCGGAAGTGCCTGCGCCAGCTGCTCGAAAGATGTCACGCCATTTTTGGCGGTAAGCTGTATCTTGTCCTGTATATCTCCAGCAGAATCCCATGAAAGGCCGTAGTTCTTTATGATAGTAGAGGTTACTTTGACAGTCTCGCCGAGGTCAGCAATACCACCTACGGAAGCCTTTGCTGACTTCTGGAGAAATGTTAGCCAGTTGTCTTCAGGTACGCTGTTGCTTACTACTTGATATAGTCCATTTGCAAGTTCTTCGCGCGCCATTGGTATAGTCTTGGCAAGCTCCGCAACTTGGTCTTTGAGTTTTGAGAAGTCTTCTCCACTCTTACCTGCCATCGTGTTTGCAACGTTCATGGCAGCACCGAAACTACGACTTTCTTCTGTCACGCCGTTAAACGCCGAGGCAATCTGTGACACTGCAGCATTTATATTCTGAAACTTCATGACGTATTGGTTGAAGTTCACCAAAACGCCATTAAATTTCTGAATATCCGATTTTGCTCCATCAACAACATTGCGTAAGTTCCCCACTGATGTTGTTGCAGAAATCATTTGCTCCGTGCCGTCTACTGTCAGTTTAATGTTAAACTTTATTTCTTTTGCCATATTTTCAATGCGTAAGCAACTGAGTAATCAATAATTTTGTATTTTTGCAATATAATAAACTTGCAATCAGATGAAGAAGGGTAAAAAGGCAAACAAATCAAAGGAGATCGAGAATGGCTCTCCGACTAAGTACGACAGAAGACGGGAACGTTGGTCTGTTGCCGTATGGTGCTCTCTTTTCGTTCTTGCCGCGTCCTTGGTTTGTGGTATGTTCGTAGAGATGAGTCTGGGTTATGCAGCAATAGTCGCTATAAGTCTTATTTCGTTCCTTGTCTCTTTATGTAATGCAGGGAGCGTTTATCCTGAAGAACCAGGAAGTAACGATTTCCCTTGGTACGGTGGACTTTAGTCTCCTCCTTTCTTCAATACCATTTCAAATCTTCGCTTCGCCTCTTCTTTCGATACAGCCGGTGCTTTCCGCATCGGCTTTTTCTTTTCCCATGGGAGCGGTAGTACTTTCTGCGGTGTCAGGTTGCCCTTTGCGTGCGGCTGCAGGGCTATCGTCGCCATCATGCGCATACACTCCCATCTATCCCGAAGCTGTGCCTCCTGCTGCTCGTTCCACGCCCTGTAGATATGTTCGAACTCCTCGGGCGTGAAGCCGCAAAAATCAGAATAGGGGATGCCGATGTTGCCAACGGCTATCCCCAGCAGCTCAAGTATTTCTAACTTTTTTTTTCAGCTGAAGCCTCAACGCCTGCAGCGTCGCCGTTGATAGCCTCCGTCCATGCGGCGACATCGTCAAGCGTCACGCAGTCGGCAAAGTCCATGAGCGAAAAGCCGAACTCCACGCCGTCATGCTTACACGCCGACGCTATACAGCAGAACAGGTACGTGCACATGTCCGTCACGTCGTTCGAGATGTCGGACACCTCCTTTCCCGTTTCCATTTTGAAGCGGAGCATAGCCCCCATAGTCTGTCTACAGGGGTATGCCTTGCCGTTGATTGTGATTTCTACTTTTTTCATGTCTCTGCGCTTTATTTTGAAACTACAGCCGAGTCGGCCTTGCCCGGGTAAACCTCAGGCTCGCCGTCGTTCTCCAACGAAAGGCTGTAGGTCGCATCGTCAGTGGCTGGTGATGACTCCTCGATCGAGGCGATAACAAATTTACCCTTGACGTAAGGCTTTGCGTCTTCGCCACGCTTGAAGGCCTCGACATCCACGCTCTGGCCCTTACCCCATGAAGGCGCAAGCTGCTCGTAGCCGTTCTCGGTCTCGTTGTAGAAGCGGAAGCCCTCTGCACTGATGGAGATAGAGAGTCCTGTGACGCCCTTGCCCTTCCACAGGCCGCTGCCCTTGGCGGCGGTCGCTACAGGCTTCACTGCGCGGTCTTTTGTCTCCGAGTTGAACGTGAGTGTGTGTGTAGAGCAGTGGCCCACGGCCTTGCCGTCTACTTTCAGCAGGATGTCACTGCCGTTGATATAATTACCTGTTTCTGGCATAACTATAAGTTTTTAATGGTTAAATCTTCACTTGGAATACAAGCTGCTGCACGTAGGCATCATCTTCATAACCTTCCTCGCTGTCTATGAGAATGCAACTGCGCATACGGATGCCGTCGAGTTCGCCTTGTCTGTAATCGAGCGCTGCACGTGCAGCCTCTGCAAGTTCTACGCCTTCGGCATACTGCGCCGTGTAGCACACCACCTCCATCGTGACGGTGTCTGCACCCGGCATGCCCGATTTCGTTGGGTTATGTGCCAGCGCTGCACGTCTGTACAGAATGTAAGGAAGCTGCGCCGTATCCGTCGCTACGGGGAACACCTTATTTGTTTTCGCCTTCACTTCCTCGTCAGAGAGGAGCATATTGCGTATGATGGCGCCTGCGCTGAGAGATGTCTTCTTTGCCATTGCTTGTCTTTTTAGATGAGTCCTTGTTTCTTAGCCGCCCTTTCGATGTTGTCCTGGAGGTTGTTGAAGAGGTTCGTCTCCACGCTGTCGGCGGTCTGCTGCTCTGTCTTGGCGAGGAAAGCGTAACGCTTCATCTTGCCGCGATTCGCACCGCCTCGTACGTATTGCCGTATCTTCTTGCCCGTAAAACGGCTCTTGCCGAAGAACGAAGAAATTCTTCTTCCTGCCTTGCGATACCTGGTTCCGTCCTCTGCCCACATCAGCACCGGCTTTTCCTTGCTCTGCCGGTTCAGGTGTATGCCCTTGCGTTTGCCGTGCGGCTTCACGCTCACCATGAAGCCTAAGCCGTAGCGGTCGGGATAGGTTCGCACGTAGATGCCGCTTGACAGACTGCGCTTGGTGCCCTTGCCTATGCCGCTGCTGCTGAGGTTGGCTACAGCTGCCTTTTTCAGGCGGTTGCCTTCGCGGCGCATGGCACCCTTCATGGCCTTTCGCTGTGTCTTCACGTCGAGCGCCTTGTAGACGTCGAGGAACGGCCTTTTGATGTCGCTGACGGTTTGATTCATAGGACTTGCTATTCGTTCACTCGTTCGCAGATCAATGTCTTCATGCCTCGGTCGAGGTTCGGTATGATCGCCACCACGGTATACAGATAACCGCCGAGCTGCTGCACTCGCCAGTTCTCTTCTACCTGGTGCGCGTCACGGATGTTGTACTCAGCCCGATAGTCGGGGAAGTGTTCTCCGACCTCCTCGCTGCGGTTGCCGCTCTGCTTCACCCGCTGCGCCCTCACCGTCCTCTGCAGCTCGTAGGCGTTGGTCTCTTCGCCGTAGGCGTTGGCGGTCGCAACGGGCTTGAGCAGCTTTATTCTGTACTTCATGTCTCCTGCTCTCATGCCAGTTTTCGATAAGGCTTAATCAATGACTGCAACGAATCGGGCACGGCGTGCATCTGGACGCTGCTCACGCTCTCACGCTGGTTGTACCAATGTGCGCCGAGCATCATCGCCGCATGCACGATGGGCGTCGGTAGATTGCCGTTACCCATCTCCACAAGTTCCTCGGGAGTTCTGTTTGTCGCCGTTATGACGGCCGTCTCAGCCGTGTCGAGTATATGAGCGAGATACTCGTCATCGTCGGCAAAGTCGTCAGCTCTCACGTGTTTCTTGAATAGTGCCAAATCCGTTATAGCCATGATTGATGTTTTTATTAGATATACGAACGTTCAAAATTACACTTCCTTAGCAACCTTGCCGAGCGCGAAGGCCTCCGGGCGTACGGTAATAGTAGCGTAGTCTGCGTTGAGAACGAAGTCCACTGCGTCCTTGCGTGCCTTGCTGTACGGGTCAACGATAAAGCGGATGTCGCCGAAGAGGCCCATCGGCTGGTATCTCCAGTCGCCGAGACCGATGAACTCCGTGCCGTCGGTGTCGCGGATCTCGTTTGAGGTGTATACCGGGAGACCGCAGAGCACGCCGTTCTGAATCATCGGCACGTAGATACCCTTCTCGTTGACAGGTGTACCTTCGAGGATGGCTGCCATGCTCTTTGTCATCACCCAGCAAGCGTTAGAGCCTTCGATGCCGGTCTCGAACATCTTCGCCTTCATGCCGTTGAGTTCCTTGAAGGTAGGCACAGCAGACAGCGTAGTAGCCTTGGCCTTCAGGGCTACGAACGGACCTGTGAGCTTTGTCGAGACGTTCAACTTGTTGGTGCTGCAGATTACCTTGTTGAGGAGGCGACGGAGGGCGAGCGGCATGATTTCACGCACGATCATCTCCAGGATGCCCTGCGACTGGTTGAGCGACTGGTTAGTCACAGGGATGGCGATACCGACACGCTCAGGTGTTGCTCTCAACTTGCTCAGGTTAATCTTCTTGTCGGTGAGTTCTACACCCTCACCGGCAAGCTCAGCGTCCACGTTCTCGTAGAGCGGCCATACATAATCGCCTGCGAGGCCCGTAGGCATAGGCAGACCTACCTTGTCGAGGATAAAGCCTTCCTGCAGCGGACGCATGATTTCCTGTATGTTGAGAGGTACGATGCCTCCGCTATTCACGTCGGATACCATCATCATATCTCGCACAAGCAGAATCTCCGTACGCTGGCCCTGTGCGCTGTTCTCGCGGATCATGCGTGTAGCCTCCTCGATGGCGTTCGGGTTCTCGCGGAGGTGCTCGGCTGCTGCTGCCTGCATCTTCATCTGCAGAATCTGGTTCTCACGGGTAAGCGCCTCGAACTCGGCGTTCTCCGCCTCGTTGCGCTCACGCTGCTCCTTCTCGCAAGCGTCCGCAATCTCTGTGATGCGGTCGCAGTTCGCCTGATACTTGTTTACAAGCTCGCGAACGATAATGTTGTTCTTTGGTTTCGTCATATAACTACTGATTTATGATTAGAAAATTCGTTTTTGTGCTGCCTGGCGCATTTCGCGCAGCTGCTTGTCTGCCTCCTCGTTCTTATTTTTCGCCGGAGCTTGGCGCAGATCGTCGCGCAGCTTGTCGGTAAGTTCTCGCGCCTCTACGCTTGTGTCAGGGTAGTACGGGTTGGCGGCAAGCGTGAAGTCGTAGATGCCGAGAATGCTCTTTACGGTGTATGTGATGTTTACCGTGCCGTTCGGCGCCGTCTCGCTGGTACGCTCCACGAAGTCGCGGTTGTAGTAGCGGGTCGAGAAGGCGAAGCTGCAGCCCTTGATGTCGCCGCGGCGCACAAGTTCGAGCGCCTTGTCGCCGTCTACGGTGTTCGGGGCGTCAAACTCGAAGGCTACGCCCTTGTCGTCGATGGAGTAGGTGAGCGTTCCTTCTCCCTTGTCGCTTCTCGCAAGAAGCAGGTGGTTGTCATGGAACATCGTCATCTTGATGTCCTGGTTGTCAAGAAACTCTTGACTGACAGCGCCCGGGGCTATCATCTCCCGGGCTTCGCTGTCATCGTCGCTCCACAGAGGCTCTGACGGAGTATTGAAAAGTATTGCGTACCCCGTGATGGTGCGGCTCGGGGCTTCGCCCTCTGCCGCCTCCCTCACATGCAACATATTCGGGGTACTTAAACAACGCTTAATGATCTTGTTGGTATCTTCTGTCTTTTTCATATCGTTATGGGGTTTTGTTACTGGATATTATTGCCGAAGGAGCCCTCGTTGATGTCCTTCAGGTTCGCCGATACGAGCACCTTGTCTCCGCCTGCCACCGGCGGCTTGTTCTCTTCCTTACGCCAGTCGTTCACTGTGTAGATGCCTGCTGCGATGGTGTTCGCCTGATACTTCACCCTGCTGTCGAGGTCGCAGGCGTACAGACCTCTGCGGTCGAACTGGAACTTACGTTTGCAGCACAGCGACGGAGCGACGAGCTTTCGCAGCATCTCGTTTTCTATGTTGCGCAGCAGCGGGTTGAGTGTGTTGGAGAGGAACGCCACGTTCGCCATCTCGGCACTCTTGTAGTTGTTGCTGGTGTCGTCGAACACGAAAGACGGGTGCACGCCGAAGAAGCGGCAAATGTCTCGTATCGTAAACTTGCGGCTCTCTAAAAACTGCATATCCGTTGACGAGAGTGAAATCTGCTTGAAGTCCACCTGTCCCGGGAGACTCACGATGCGCTCTCCGCCCTGGAACTTGCTGTCGATGCTCTCGGCAGTGTTCTCCAGCTGTACATCCTGGTACTCTCCGAAGCCCGTCACCGACTTGTCGTTTGTCACGAGTCCTCTCACGTTACCGCCGTTGGCGAAGCGTTTCAGTGTCTCGCGGTCGCCCGTAAGCGCTATGTCGAGAGTCAGACGTGCGTATTGCAGCACGCTGATGCCAGTCTTTCCGTCTGCGCTGTGTCCTTTGATGTGTATGATGTCCTGCTCTCTGTAGCAGCCGTACACGCCGTTAATCATGTCGGTGACGTTGTATGTGTCGCGCAGGACATCGTGCGACACCGTGCCGCGTCCGCAGAGTACGAGTCGGTCTATCTCCAGCGTCGCCGTGTTGTATACTGGCACGATGTAGGCGTTGCCATCAAGCAGCACGTGCTCTACGGTCTCCTTCCAGAAGTCGAACGCTGATTTTGTGAAGTCGGGCTGCACGTCAAGCAGGTAGTGGAGGCGGCTTGTCTTGTCCTCTACGAAGATGCCGTCCTTCAGTCTCATGTATAGAAGCGGAAGGTTGGCTACGCTCTCGCTGAGCAGCTTCACGCATCGGTACACCGTTGCAACGGACATGGCTGTAGCTCCCGATCCGTAGCCGAAGAAACCTGTGTAGTCTCCGGCGATGGTCGTTTTGCTTTCGGAGTTCTCCTTCTTGCCCGATTCTCCTCTAAAAAAATTCGTTATGTTTTGCCAGAATCCCATGTATGTGTGCCTTTTTATCCTCAAAGATACAGCTACTATAGTAGCTTTTAAAATGACAAATGGCGCATTTGGGTGCATTTTGGTACATTGTGGCGCAATTATTAGTTTGTTAAGTTTTGTTTACAATCGTAAACATATAGAAAGTAGCATAGAATTTCAGTTCTTTCCAATATTTAAAGAACTGGAAAGCTTTATAGCGAGTGCCTATGATACAAAAAGCCCTCGATGCGTCACGCACCGAGGACTCCAATAAGCTCTTTAATATAATGAATGCTGCGAATTAGAAACTTGCAGCGGTCATGGTGCCGCATGGTCGGGCGGCGGTGTTGAATTTATTAAACAGTGACCATTTCAATATCCTTGGCAAGTCGGCGCAATCCCGACTTTATTTTCTCCACCTGCTGATGGCGCGGTTTCGATATGCCGCTCGCATAGTGTGAAAGTTGCTTCTGGTTGATGCCCGTTATCGCCTGAAGGGCTGCAAACGAGAATATGCCACGATAGTAGTCGAGCAGCGTAGCTACATCAAAATCGTAGACGAGCCGATACTCACCGTTAAACACCTCCGGGTATGCATCACCGTCTTTACGTCTGCCTTCGAGCCAGAAGTCAACACTCTCCTGGACATACTCCTTAAAGCCCTCAATGTCGCCATCGTAGGCAACAACCCAACCCGGCAGTAAGTCGCAAGCGCAACAGTAGCCGCCATCAGTACGGGCAGCTTTAATCACAACATCGTTCATAATATATTGTTTTTATACGTTAACCTTAAAATAGGTGGCAGCCACGACCGCCACCTTTCTTTGTCGAATATCAAAACAAGCGTCTGCTTCGAATGTGCGTGGGGGGAGGGGCGGAGCTTCAGCTCCACCCCAGTTTGTCAGAACCTAAGCCCCGACTGCCGCTCAATACTACTGAGGAGCCATCCGCAGATAGATGTTGAAGGCTTGCCGTTGACAGTTACAACACCCTTTTTTGTAGGATGTTTAAACTCTCTGTGGTCCCCCTTGCAACGGTCTAAGTACCAACCGTCGTCAGTTAAGATTCTCAGAATCTTAGAAACTTTTACATTTTTCATAGATCGCTTGTTTAATAATTCAACACTGCAAAGGTAGTAATTTTACTACGAATAACCAAACAAAACAATAACTATTTTACTACGAAATGTAAAAAAGCCCCCGACGCATCACGCGCCAGCGGCTCCGAAACTAATCAACAAAAATGTAAACAACTGCTTATATACGTTACGACTCTCTTAAAATGTTATCTGCTCAGTGTTCTGAACACCTTGTTGACGACGTTGCGCTTTTGCGTTTCATCGGGGTGCACATACATATTGAGCGTTGTCGCTATGTCGGCGTGTCCTAACAGCACACTTACGGTCTTGTAGTCGCACTTGCTCTCGATGCAGCGGGTCGCGAACGTGTGACGCAGGTCATGGTATCTGATATGCGGCATACCGATTTTCTCCATGAGCCTGTAGAAAAAGTTGCGGTAAGTCCGTGGTTCCGTAGGCTTCTCGGCGTTGGTAAGGACATAGAAGTTCTCGTTGACGACCTTCTTTAAGGGTTTCACCATAGACATCAGCTCTTTGCATATAGGGACGTCACGGCGGGCGTTTGTGGTTTTAGGTTCGCTTAAAACAATCTTGGTGAAGTTCTTCTCGCCATTCAGTACATATATACGCTCCACTGTGCGCCGTACACTTAAAACGCCGCGGTCGCAGTCAATATCCTCCCATTTCAGACCGCAAACTTCGCCGATACGCAATCCTGCCGTCAGACTGATGTATATGCCGAGGCTGTAGAACGTAAAGTGCTCTTTTATGTAATCAAGAATCTTCTTGTGTTCTGACACCGTCAATATGCTAATCTCGATCTTTTTTTTAGTGGAGGTAGGAAATACAGCCTTCCAATCGTGATATAGCATCCATCCTTTACTGGAGGCGAATTTCATAATCATTTTCAACACTATCAGACGATCTTTTATTGTATGCTTTGCCAATCCTGCCGTTACGCTATCTAATATATATTCTTGAACTATATCCTCGGTCAGATCATCACATTCGCCAAACGCTGGCAGTATGCTGTTTTTTATTGCCAGCGTATATGCAGCCATCGTGGACTCCTTCACATAAGGTCGTTTGTATTCCATCCATATAGGTATTATATCTTTTACGAGCATCTTTCTTGAATCTTTAGTGTTCCACAATATGTTCTCCAGGTTTCGCCAGTACGACGTCGCTGAATGCGAGGGTGTCGTCATGCTGATTCAGAAGTATGTACCGAGCCTTGACGTTGCGCTCAAGCACGTCACCATGGTAAACGTAGCCCATAATGCCACGGATGCTCAGGTTGAGCAACAGCAGCGGAACGGAGCGGTCGGAAAGCTCCCACACCGTTATCATGTGCCGTGAGGGGAAGTGTTCCCACGGCGCAACACGCCGACACTGCTCCCACCATGCGCTTATTATCAGTCCGCCGGTACCTGCCGTCGGCTCGTGTATGGTTCCTATTGTTGGCACGGCTATCTTCGCCACAAGCTCCGACACTTCCCATGGCGTGAAGTCCTGTTTCTGTTTCTTGCGCTGTGCGAACTCCTCTTCATACAGCTGGCGAAACCAGTCGTAGCTCATGTCGTGGCGGTTGACATCGAGCAGTTCTGCGTAGATAGCGTCCCTGCGGGTCTTGTCGCCCATAATGACATCCATAGCGACTTGAGGCAAGTCCATGATGTCTTCAATACCGAATATTCGGCAACATTCTTCTTTTGTCATAATTACGTTGTTTATTGTTGCATGTTTTCGTTGTTCTATCTTTCGTAAGTGTACATCAGCCCGAGCGTCATCAGCATGGTTATGGTACCGTCTATCTTGCGGTACTGCGACAGCTTCAACGGCTTCTTGTTCTCCAGGTTGTCGGTGTCGAGCACGCAGTTGGAGAGGCAGAAGGTGTTTATGGGGTTGTCGTTGAACACGATCTTCGGCGGATCATTCCACGCCAGCATCTCGAACGACTCCACCGGGAGGTTGAAGCTGCCGTATGTCTGGCTGTACGGCGTGAGCACGTTGCGGGCTCCTACCGACGAGAGGATGCTCGTCAAGTCCTGCGCCTTGTACTTGTCGTAGCCGATACGTATGATGTTAACCTTTTTGGATCGGCGCAGAATGTCTTCCGCTATCTGCGCCACGTCTATCTTCTGTCCCTTACAGAACTGGAGGTATCCTTTGGCGTGCCATGAGCGGTAGAGCTGTTCGTTGGGGTGTCCTTTCAGTGCTCCTTCCGGGAAGTAGTAGTCGGTATGGCAGTAGAACTTCTTCGACTCGGTAGAGTAGATCGTATAAGACACGGCACTGAAATCATCATGTATCGAGAGGTCGAACGCTACGGCGCAGTCGGGATGTCCCGTAACGTTGTCTATGTCGAACTTGCCGAGCAGGTCGTTCGCCTTCTCGTAGGTGAACCACGTCTTCTCGTCGCTCACGCAGAAGATGTTCAGCAGCTTTGTGCGGAAAGCAAGCATATTCTCCGCCGACAGCTGTGCGTTCTCGTACTCCCGTTCGTAGTAGTCGGGCTGCACCGTTATGCCGAGATGAGGCTGCACCTTCGCCCATGTCGCAGGGTCGCCCTCGTCGTCGTCGACATCAGGCATGAAGATGGATGCAAACATAGTATCGTTCGTCTTCTCTCCTCGCAGCACCGCCATCACGCCGTCGAGTTCTCCCTTGAACGGCCCGTCCACCACCTCGCTCGCTGTAGTGATCACTATCACGAGCGGTTCGCGTCTCGGGCCCATTGAGGTTGTAAGCACGTTCTTCAGGTCTGCACCGTTCTTGCCTGCCGTGTTGCGTGCCTGCGCATACTCGTCCATGATAACGAGCGATGCGAACAGGCCGTCTTTCGTCTTGGCGTTGGCGGTGAGACACTGGATAAGGCTGTCACGGCCACGATCGAGAAACGTTATCTTCTCGCGGTTCACCCGGAAGTGACGTCCGCCTGCATCGAGGTCAAACATGATGGCTCGTATCTCGTCGAAGCATATCTTCGCCTGGTCGTAGCTGTTGGCTCCTACGTAAGCCTGTGCGTTGTTGTCGCCGAAGAGCATGTCGTAAACGGCGAGAGCTGCGCTGGAGGTTGTCTTTGAGAACTTGCGTGGCACGAAGAGATAGACGGAGCGTATCAGTCGCCGTCCGTCTGGCTTTACGAAGCCGAAGATGTTGGCGAATTGGAAAGCCTGCACCGGCGTCAGCTTGTAGCGTGTGCGTCCGTTGATGCCGCTGAAGCGCAGTGCCTGATAGAAGCGGAAGAAGTGCTTTACACGCTTCGGACTCCATTCGTAGCGGTCGAGCATACGGAAGAAGCGTTTCACTGCCAGCAGCTCGTAGAGATTGTGCTTCTCGGGATTGTCTATCACGCCGTACACGTAGTCGCCGATGCGCCGGTCTGTCTCGACGAGCGCACAGCGATAGCGGGTAGGGTAGGCATCCCTGTCTCTCTGCAGCCATGCCGCCGTGTCTGCTTTTAGGCTTCGTAGCCTTACTTTCTCCTCTTCCGTCATTCGTCGCCCTCCTTCATAGCCTTCATGAACTCGTCGAGGGTGTCGTCTTCAGTCCTGCGCTCCTTGCCGTCGTTGTTCATGCCCAGAGCACGGAGGGCACGCTGCGCCAGGCTCGCCACGTTGAGATACAGCTTCTCTTTCGGGTTTACCGTGTGCCGCTCGTTGCCCTCTCGGCTGTACTCTACGTTCACGGAGCTGTAACCATCCCGGAGCATTTCTTCATTGAGCACTTCCGCTCTGACAAGCAGCTGCGCCGTCAGCTCTACCTGATAGGTCAGTTCGGCGGTGTACTTGCCCTGGCTCTTCAGCAGCTTTATGATGTAGTCCTTCTTGTTCTTCACCCTGCGCTCTATGCGTCTGTGCTCCTTTTCGTCTGCGGGATTGGGTAGGATAGGCTCTGCCGATGGCGCAAATTCTTTCTGCGCCTTGTCGCTGTAGCCTCGTTTCTTGCCCTTGGTCTTCAGGTAGAATATTATCGCCGTGGTGTCGTTGGCGTTGATGAGCTGCATCAGTTTGCTCTCCACGAAGTCCGTCTGCGTCTCGGCTATCTCGTCCACCTTCTCCTTGAATCCGGGGTCGCTGTTGTACCATCGGTAGTAGGTGCTGCGGCTTATGCCGACAGCCTCGCAGGCGACGGCTATAATGCCGTATCCTTGCATCAGGGCTTCCAGGAACTTTTGCTTTTTGTCTTCCATGCGTTTTTTATAGTGTGCCAAATGTCCTGTTTTAGGTCTTCAGCCCCCACGGCTCGAAATTTTTCTTGCGCGTGGAAAAAGGGCCGGGCGAGGTTTAGAAGGGGTGCACCCCCTTTTAAAAAACCACCCCCGGGGGCTACTGTCCCATGAATCTGTCCTTGAAGCGGAGAAGATGGGCCTCCGCTCTTTCCTTCGCCTGCTTCTTTCCGCATCGTCCCATCTCCGTGTGCGTCTTCACGTGACACTCATGGCAGAGTGCCCGCAGGTTGTGAGGGTCGAACATCAGCTGCTCCTTCTCCCTCAACGTGAGACCTTCTTCCACCGGGCGTATGTGATGCACCTCGGTAGCCGGAGCGAGCCTGCCTTCTTCCCTGCACCTCTCGCACAGCGGAAAGGCTGTCAGCTTTGCGCGTCTCAGCCTTACCCATTGTGCGGTGTGTATGAGTCCTGTCTCTTATACACATCTGAC